TAGAAGAGATTACTCTCCCCCCGAAACGAGGCAACATGAGCTGCTGTGGACCTACAGGCATTCACAACTTTACATGCAACCAGGGTGCTACCTTTAGCCGCACTATCACCTGGAAGGATTCAGCTAACAACGCCTACGACTTAACTGGATTTAGTGCCAGAATGCATGTTCGTAGCAATGTTGCAGCTAATACTACTATTATCACGCTGACTACCGCCAACTCTAGAATCACCCTAGGCAGCAATGCTGCAACCAAAGGCCAGATTACCCTCACCATTTCAGCTGCTGATACAGCAAACCTAGTGCCAGCCATCTATGTTTATGACCTAGAGATAGTGTCTGGCGGGGGTGTTGTTGACCGTCTTATTGAAGGTAACTTCGTAGTTAAGGCAGAGGTAACTCGCTAATGGCACTAGAGACTAATGACACACCCAATAGAGTAGTAGTCGATAAACGCGACCAGAACAAGATTGTTGTTCAAGAGCAAATTACTAAGATTGAGATTTCTCAGGGGGGGCCTCAAGGAATTCCAGGGCCACCCGGAGCCACAGGTTCAGCAGGAAGCACAGGACCCGCGGGACCAACCGGAGCCGCTGGCCCAGCCGGACCTACAGGACCCCAAGGACCAGCCGGTCCTTCACAGACTATCTCTTATACCCATACTCAGAATGCGGTATCATTGAGTTGGGTAATTACGCACAATTTAGGTTTTTACCCAAACGTTGTGATGACTGATTCAGCTGGAACCATAATTGAAGGAGATATAGCTTTCAATTCACTTAATCAGATAACTATTACAATCTCTCAAGCTCTAAGCGGATACGCTTACTTAACATAGGAAACTAGAAAATGGCACGTAAATTTCTAACACCGATTGACCTCAACAAGAATGAGTTGCAAAATGCCACTATTCAGAATCTAGCAAGCGACCCGGCATCCCCAGCCCAGGGTCAAGTCTACTATAGTACCGCTGGTCTAACTCTAAAATTCTGGAACGGCGCATCGTGGTTGGCAGTTACAACAGGTACTCCGGCCACAGCAAATGGTGCATCAACAATCGTCCTTCGTGACGCAAACGGTAACTTTGCCGCTAACACAATTACCGCAACCCTTACGGGAACTGCAGCCAATGCAACTGTTCTTCAAACCCCTCGTGCAATCAACGGCACTAACTTTGACGGTTCTGCCGCGATTACGGTTACCGCTAATGCTGGAACTCTTACTCACACAGTACTTAATGCAACTGTTGTCTCATCATCTCTAACTTCCGTTGGTATATTGAATGGTTTGACAATTGCTGCCACACAAACCGTGTCTATGGGTGGCAACAAGATTACTAACGTTGGAACTCCTACAGCAGATTCAGACGCAGCAACCAAGCTATACGTTGACTCAACAGCACAGGGAATCGACTGGAAAGCATCTGTTCGTGCAGCCACTACTGCTAATGGAACTCTAGCCTCGGCATACGCTAATGGCTCCGTTGTTGACGGTGTAACGCTTGCTACTGGAAACCGCATTCTTATTAAGGACCAAACTACTGGTTCAGAAAACGGTATTTATACCGTAAATGCAACAGGAGCACCTACTCGTGCAGTTGATGCAGACACAGCAACAGAAATATCAGCTGCTTTTGCAGTCTTTGTTGAGGAAGGTACAGATAACGCAGACTCCGGATTTGTACTTACTAACAACGGTACAGTAACTGTTGGAACTACTGCCCTTACATTCACTCAGTTCACTGGTCTTGGTCAAGTTACCGCTGGTACTGGTCTTACCAAAACTGGTAACACCCTAAACGTAGGAGGTACAACTGACCGTATTACTGTAGGCTCCGATACTGTCGATATTGCCTCAACATACGCAGGTCAGACAACTATAGTTACTCTAGGCAATGTCACCACTGGTACCTGGTCTGCCAACGTTATTCCAGGTCTATATGGTGGAACTGGTGTAGCAAACTCTGGTAAAACCATTACCCTAGGTGGAAACCTAACTACCGCAGGTGCATATGCTACAACGCTGACTGTATCAGGAACTACTAACGCCACTCTCCCTGCTGGAACTGTTACTCTTGTAGATTTAGCTAGCAGCCAAGCACTTACTACTAAGACTTACAACGGTCTTAGCTTGACTGCAGCCGCTACAGGATTTACTGTTGCTGGTGGAACCACAAGCAAGACTCTTACAGTAAGCAATACAGTTACACTTACTGCTACTGACGGTTCAACACTTGCTATTGGTGGAGGTGGAACTCTAGGTACTGGTGCTTATGCAACAATTGCTGACTATGCCCCACTAGTAAGCCCTTCCTTTACTACACCATCTCTTGGAGTAGCTACTGCTACAAGCATCAACAGAGTTGCAATTACTCAGCCAGCGTCTGGTGCAACATTAACAATTGCCAACCTAAAGACTCTTACTGTAAGCAACACCTTAACTCTTGCTGGTACTGACTCAACTACAATGACGTTCCCTAGCACTAGCGCAACTATTGCTAGAATCGACGCGGCCCAGACATTTACTGGTGTTCAGTCAATGACTAGCCCTAACGTAACTACTAGCATTACTACCTCAAGCACTTCCTTCGACTTTATAGTAGGAACAGCTACCACGCTAAACATAGGTACAGACATCCTAGGCACCATAAATGTCGGTACAGGTGCTATGACCAGCACTCAAACTAGAACAATTGCTATTGGTGCTGCTGGTATGAGCAACACCGCAAGTCAAACAATTAATATTGGAACTAACTCAGGTGGTAGCGGTACTACAATTGGTATTGGTGCAACTGGTGTAATCGATTCTATAACTACAATTTCAGGAACTGTAAAACTTCCTACAGTAGGTACATCAGGCTTTGTAAAGCTAAGCACTGGCGGACAGCTTGTACAAGACACCGGAACTTACACAAAGAAGTATGCAGTATCAAACGGTGCTCTAACCGCAGCTTCTGGTGTAATTACATGGACTGTAACTCACAGCCTTGGAACTAAAGACGTACATGTTGCTGTATACCAAACTTCTACAGATGCTCTAGTAGACGTAGATGTTGTGGCTACAAGCACTTCTGTAGTAACTCTTACTTTCAACTCAGCATCATTAACAGGCAGTGAGTACCGCGTAGTCGTTATTGGCTAGTAGAGTGATAGGATTAGCTTATGGCTCGCTCGTTTAAAACCCCTGTATCTGTAGAAGGGGATATCTCTACAACAGGAAAACTTAACGTCAACGCTTCTGCTGGCGATGAGGGTGGAGAAATCTTCCTTGCTAATGCTGTAACTAATACAACAATTTCTGGTGGCGTTACTATTGATGTCTATCAAAATAAACTTCGTTTCTTCGAGCAAGGAGGAACTGCTCGTGGCTACTACATCGACATTACTGGCGGTGGAGCAACTGCTGGAACTAACTTAATCGGTACTGCATCATCGGTAGTTGGTACAGTAACAGGAACTAGCACCACTGAACTAGTACGTGGAAACATGGCCGATAATGACCAGTTCAGAATCCTTGTTGGTGGAACTGCCACTAACGCTGGTTATGTAGAACTTGCAACCGCCGATGACGGCACCGAGCCAATTTATGTAAGACAGTACACTGGCGTATTTACAACAATTGCTAGAACCGCAACACTACTTGATGGTTCTGGAAACACATCTTTCCCTGGAACAGTTTCAGCAACCTCTTTTAATAGCATCACTGGACTAAGCTCAACTACCCCTAGTGCCGATGGTACTGCTGCAGTAGGTACGGCAACTACAGCTGCTCGTGCAGACCACGTTCACCCGACCACAGGTCTAGGTCTTACCTCAGGAACACTTGCTCAATTTGCAGCAACAACTTCTGCTCAGTTGTTAGGAGTTATTTCTGATGAAACTGGGTCAGGCTCTCTTGTATTTGCAACCAGTCCAGTACTTACCAGTCCTAACGTAACAACTAGCTTAATAACCAGTTCTACATCATTTGATTTGCTAAACACAGTAGCAACAACAGTTAACTTTGCTGGAGCAGCCACATCATTAACTATTAGCACTGCTTCTAGCGCATCAATAAGCATTGGTCAAGGAGGTGGCTCAACAGTATATATTGCCAATAACGGCTCAAGTACTGCAAATATTGGTAACAGCGTACTGAGTGGAAATACTAGAACAATTAACATTGGCTCTACTGCCTTATCTAATTCTTCAGCCCAAACTATAAACATTGCAGCCGCCACTTCTATTAGCGGAACAAGTACTGTAAACATTGGTGCCTCGGCAACACTAGATACTACGCTATTAAACCTCTATGGCCGCATAACAGCTGGCTCTCTAACGCTTCGCTCTGGAACTGCTACAGCAAACACTGCACCGCTATACTTTGGAAACACTAGCCCTGCACTTTTAACTACGCCAGCTGTTGGTGCAAGAGAATTTGATGGAATAGCTTTCTACTCAACCCCTAACGCCACCACTGGTAGAGCAGTCGACGTTGCTTCTTACTACTATGTTTCTGATGGAAGTTACGCTGCCGACTTCTCAGCCACTGCTACTGCAAAACCTATTTTTGGAAGCGCTACAACTGGTCTGACACTTATTGCTGGAACAACCTACGAGTTCGAACTAAACGTTTATACAAGCGTTACTGCTGTTGGAACAAGCGCCCTTGCAAAGAGCCACTCATTCTTATTGACTACAGTATCTGGGTCACCTACTACAACTATCTATCAACAAATCTCACTTGCAACCAACACAACAAGCCTTGCTACTGCATCAACCCCAACTACTCTTAGAAATATCAACAACGCCACTGTCACTGTTCTTGCTGCTACTACCGCAGGTACTTCTAGATATTCAATCTATAACGTAAAAGGTATCATCCGTGTAACTGGTACAGGTAGCGTAGAGATTGCTCCAGCAGCCACATCTACTGGAGTGGAAGCTGACTATACATTTATTGCAGCTGCAGGCTCATATATCTTTATTAGACCTATTGGTAACGGAACTGTTACTAACGTTGGAAGCGCCTGGGCATAAGGATAAATAATGGAAGAGATTAAGCAACTACTAACCGAATGGGAAGAAAATGGTTACATCAACCCAGACTCATTGGCAAAAGCTTGCGAAGCTATTACTCTGCTTGTTGCAAAAGTTGAAGCATTGCAGCAGCAAGTTGACAACCTTTCAGCCTAGTCTTCTTTCTTAGGTCTTTGACCTGGACGAGGTTTATACTCTGGCCTCACAAACACAACTCCGTCATGTTTCAACTCGCAGCATCGAGCTAGCGATGGGACTACAAACATCTCTAAGCATATTTTGCACACATTAGGGTCATCTTCTCTTCTAGCCATGACATCCTTCGTTTTTAAGTTGTAAGTCAAGTATCCCATGGCTTGACAAGACCCTATCTGAGCCATAGACTAAACCCGTATTAATCCAGTACTGCGAGCCTGGAATACAAAAAAGCCATCCAATCGGGTGGCTTTTTACTTTATCTGGGTATAGGATTTAGATATGGATTACGACAAAGAGCCCACCGAAGAGAACAAATTTTATCGAGTTGACTGGAAGCACATTGACCTAGAAAAAGGAGTAGATGAAGACTACGCCTATGTAGGTGCCGCATCACCCGCTGAAGCCGTGAATGGTATTAATGGGATAGACTTCATTGTTCGAGAAGCATCTAAGGAAGAAATGGAAGCATACGTGTCTGGCTACGAGGACGGGTATGATATTGCTATTCTGGCAACTCGCATGGAAGATTTAGAAGCAGGCATGGAGATTGACATCAACGACCTATCGGAGGAAGACCTATGAAGATTTACATCGCTGGACCAATGTCCGGATATGAAGACTGGAACTTTCCAGCATTTTTTGAGGCCGAAGAACAGTTAAAGGAACTAAGACATGAGACGCTCAACCCAGCCACTAATGACGGTGCTAATCTCGAAACTGCCATACAAAATGCAATATCCGCTCGTAATAATGGGGCTACTTGGTCTTCTTATATGCGGCGTGATTTATCTAATCTTTGTCTATCCGATGCTGTATGTGTACTGCCAAATTGGAAGAGCAGTAAAGGTGCTTCGCTCGAAGTTCAAGTTGCAGAAGCACTAGGAATACCACTACTAATACTTAGAGACGGAAAACTACAGCCTAGAATAACTTGTATTGGTCTAGCAGGCTGGGCAAGGTCAGGTAAAGATACTGTTGCTGATTACTTAGTAGAGTCGCACGGCTATACAAAAATGTCGTTTGCTGCTCCTATGAAAGAAGCAATGTACCGACTCAACCCTAGAATTACTGTAAACGAAATCACTAACACTGCACTCAGAGTGGGTATAGATGTTTACGGCTGGGACGGCATCAAAGAGAGAAGCCCAGACGTAAGAGGACTGCTTCAACGATTTGGGACAGAAGTTGGTAGAGAAATGTTCGGCAGCGACTTTTGGGTAAATGCCGCAATTAAACAGATTCCAGACGGAGCCAAAGCAGTGTTCTCTGATGTAAGATACCCTAACGAGGCGGATGCAGTCAGAAAACTAGGAGGCAAAGTGTGGCGTGTACTCAGACCTGGAGTAGAAGCAGCAAATGACCACGCGTCAGAGCATGCTTTAAACGATTATCAGTTTGACAAAGTCATTGATAACTCCAACACCATTCGAGGGTTAGAGGCCCGAGTAGGGGACTTGCTACACAAACTATAATTAGTAAGTGATTACTGAAGACCTTGGATTAGCCCTACTGTATGCCCGTGTATCTACACAGCTGCAGGTGAACGATGGCGTATCCCTTGACGTACAAGAGCGACAGCTTCAACAAGCAGCCGAGCTAGCTGGATTTACCGAGATAGAACTAGTTCGTGAAGAAGGCCGTTCTGGTAAATCTATCTCTGGACGACCAGCACTCACAGAAACTTTGAAGCGTTTAGATGCTGGTGAAGCACAGGCTCTTTTTGTTACCCGCATCGACCGCCTAGCTCGCTCCACTCAAGACTTCTTGAGCATAGTAGACCGAGCTAATAAGAATGGTTGGCGTCTTGTGATGCTAGACCTAAACCTAGACACCTCCAGCTATCAAGGTCGCTTTGTTGTGACAATCATGTCTGCCCTGGCGGAGATGGAGCGTGGAATTATCGCTGAGCGTCAACGTGATGTCCACAAAGACCGCAGAGCTCGCGGCATCGTTTGGGGCGTAGACATGGGACCAAAGAACAAAACCCCTGAAGAAATCAAACAGAGAGTTCTGTCTGAAAGAGCTTCAGGGGCTTCGTTTAAAACAATTGCCGATGGTCTAAACCGTGACGAGATTCCTACTCAGAATCTTCGGAAGTGGTATCCGACGACGGTGAAGAATCTACTGGAACAGAATTAGGTACATCTGACCACTCGTTAGCTTCTAACATGCTCAAGAAGCTGCCAGCAAAGTTGTAATCACCAGCATGGGTCAACCTTACCCAAGGGGCAGCATACACATCATTACCAAGTTGACGCCACATATAACAGAATGCATAGTCTTCAGATAAAAGAACATCACCATCTGGGTCAATCATTGTTGTAAAATACTCGGTAATGTAGGCATCTTCAATCTTGCCATTGTTAATTGAGTTATTTCTGTACTGTTTGCATACAGGCTTTAAGTCTTCAAACACTTTACGAGTGATAAACATCATCCCAGTACCAACGTCACGAACTTTGAACGGCTCGTAATATTGAAACGTCTGAGCCTCACTTAAAAAGTTGACAGCAAAATAGCCAGCGTAGTCTTCTAGATTTTCTTTACCAGCTAAGGCAGCTTTGCGAACATTTCCCCAGTTGATAGCCTTCATCGGGTATATGCCGCCAATCAAATCTTTACCAGACTCAACCATGCGAAGAATGTTCTCAGCAATAAATCCATGGTCTGCATCTATGAAAAGGATTGCATCAGCATCTGACTTTAGAAACTCGTGAACAAGAGAGTTTCTAGCTCTGGTAATCAAGCTTTCATTGGTGATTACAGTCTGAAATACTTGATGACCGTTTGTAGCCAATGTATTTAGAAGCTCAATCAGGGATGCAACATACATACTTTTAGCGTTTCCGCCATACATCGGGGTTGCGATGCAAATTTTCATAACTCTCCTAGGTATTTAGTAGGGGGTTGGAAGCTGGGACAACCAACCCCCATTTGTGCCTCTCCCCAGAGTGCACACTTGTATTCTATAGCATGTCTTAGTCTAATCCAGTTTAGAAGACGTGTTTTTAAAAATTCTTAGCAAAGCGTGTCGCAGTACCCCAGTCAACCTCAGAACTAGGAACAGCACGGGGAACCATAATACGACCGATAATCATGGCACGAGAACCCTGACCCTCAATCTTGACTCCACGGTCCGCTAAACGACGCTGGAAGTTGGTCTGAGATAGGGAGCGTTCTCCACGTTCTTCAGTCCACATTTTGTAAATAGTGTAAAGGGCCTTGACTCCAAGAGAAGTGCCCTCAGACACTGCAGTCTCTTCCTCAAGAAATAGTCCAATACGGTCTTCATTCTTACGATATACAGAGGCTGCCTCTGCAACTGCTGTACACATAGCTAGCGGGTCTTTTGCACTTGAGTTTAGGTACTTGATAGCACCCTCTACAGCCCACGCCAATACCGAAGGAAGCCCGCCCTCAGGGTCAAATAGATAAGCCTTCAAATCTGGGTCTGGTTTTTCTGGAACATTACCAAGTGGGATTGGGCGTAGACGACGCCACATAGCGTCATCAGTAATAGTAGGACGGTGGTTAGTAGTTACCCACAACTTCGCCTGAGCCTGGAAAGTAAATGGCTGTTCACCTGGAGAACGCGCCGAGATTTCAGATGAACCAGTCAACTTCTTGACCGAGTTCTCCTTGAGACGCTCGGACTCTGGGAGCTCGTCAACCCAAACCATGCGACGACCACGCAACTGAGCCCAGTGGTATTCATCAGAGCGGTTAGCCGCTCCGTCTCCAGCAGCAAGAACGCTAGAGTCAAGTGGCCAAGAATATTGCTGAGTGCCAAGTGCTTTAACGATTGCTTCAACAAAAGTGTTCTTACCAGAGCCCGGAGGACCATAGACCAGAAACATAAGGTCGTGGTTTTTCTTACCTGTGAGTGTGTAGCCAACAGCACGCTGTAGCCAGTCCTGAAGTTCTTTATCTCCACCAGTAGCAAAGTCAATGAACTGCTCCCAGCGTGGGTTACGAATACCAGCAGTGTAAGCAACTGGCGCACGACGAGTAATGTATAGGTTTGGCTGACCCTTTAGTAGTTCGCCAGTCTTGAGGTCAATAACACCATTCTGAACACCAAGTAAGTTGTCATCACTATCCCACTGGTCAACACCGACAAGGATTCTCTTGTCAGAATTGGCACTGACAGTCATGTTCTTGATTCGGCTATTGGACTTAGTCTGATATGCCCACTTCAAGATTTCAGTCTTCTTATCTTGGTCATCGTGATTGCTAACTTCAGCAGCAATAACAGTAGCAACGTTCTTTGCAATCTCTTGCAGTTCCAGGCTTTCTAGGTCTGGCTTCCAGTAGTTACCATCCCAGCGAAACCAACCAAGGCCAGGAGTGTATCGAATTGCAGAACCATAAGCATCTACTAGACGACGACCATTACCCATATCAGTTAGCGAGCGGAATCCGGGACGACCGCCCTTAGATTCATCTAGCGAGTCAGGGTCATCAGGAATGTCAATGTTGTCGTTGCTAGTAGCCTCTTCTAAAGACATACCAGACTCAACAAGGTTAGTAATTGTATTGCCAACAACATTAGGAATAGAAGACACTGAACCAGCAATCTGAGCCTGGACCTCAGGACTAGAGATATCTTGAGCCCATTGACGACCCTTTTCCCAGTCGTCAATTCCAGGCCAAAGTCTATTGCTCTTAGGATTGTTAGCTACAAACTCAATGGCACGACGAGTGTGCATAAGAAGCGAGTTCTGCCCCTCAAGTTCCATCGGAGGACGAACCTTTTCATGGTTGAAACGAATCATCATTGTCTCAATCATCATCTGTGATTCAGGACTTGTACCAAACTTGTTAGCTAAAGCACATGCAAGCTTGTAAACGTCTACTGCACGAGACCCCTCATTAATGCCCTCTTCAAGCATGTTCTGAATGTCAACTTTTTCACCCTTGAAATCCAGTTCTCCTAGCCATTCCCAGCTGCCTTCGCCATAACTAGTACCAGTACCACGGCGAGTCTTCTTACGGATTGCTTGTAGAAGTTCTTCTGGAGCATCTGCCATCTCCATTTCCCAAGGAGCGTGACCTGGCTTCCAGTCATAAGAAGTACCAGAAAAGTGTCGGCTAGGAGCAATAAGCACATACCCGTTGTGCTTGATGTCAATACCCTTAAGGCCGTTTTTGATGAGGTTACCGACAAACTGCTCTTCAGGGTCACACTTAAAGTAGAGGTGACGTCCACGAACAATTACTCCCTTGTGCATGTACTCGCCAGTTTCGGCTTCAACAGTTGCAGGAAGTGAGCCATCTAGAAGCTCTTCAAACTTTTCAAATGATTCAAGGCCGTCAGAGCGAGGGTCAACATCGATTACAAGGAATCCAGATGGTCCACAAAAAACACCAACGTTATAGTCAGGATTGCGTTCCCACCAGCCAGCAACAGTCGACAAATCAGAAGTGGCGTTGATATTCCACTCACGAATAGCTGGGTGCTTACCCACATCTTTAGGCTCACCGTGAGGCTGACTACATGTGCATCGTCCACCCTCGGCAACACCGTGGCATGGCAATACTCTCCACCCTTTAGAGGCATACCAAGCGGCACCTTTAGCTAATCTTCCGTTACCCGATGAGTCCCAGTCCGACATGTTCTCTCCTAAAATCTACTGGCATCAGCATACACGAAAGTAAACCGATTGCAAGTTGAAACGACAATTTTGTGTGCAAAAGCACAAACTGACCGAGAGTGGTTGACCTAACAACCTGCCGAATCAGGGCGACCCTACTAGGGTAGAATTATAGAAGCAAACCTA